ATACGCGCTGAACCATTCATTCACGCGTACAGACGGCCCCGCCATCACGCTGAACCAGCGGTTACGCACGGAATCTTCATGCCAGCGGGTATCGCTGTAGTGCGTTTTTTGCTCATCCTCAGCATTGGCATAACTGAAGGACGTAATCAGCCCCAGCGCGTCCGTAAACTCATAACGGTATTTCACGTTAATCCCGTTCAGATTATCGCTGCCGGGAGCGTTCGTACGGGCATGAAGATACCCCGCGCTCAGTGTGGACTGATGTTCAGACGCCCATGCAGGCGCACCGGATACGGACAGACAGATGGCTGCGGACAAAATGGCTGCACAAACTTTACGCATAATTACCTCTCGCTTTTCTGCAATAAAAAAGGCGCCATTTCTGGCGCCCGTATTGGGGTTATAAAATTCAGCTAATCGTGATGCCTGCAGTGGCTTTCTTCATCACAACAACCAGCAAATCGCTGATACTTGCTGTGGGATACCAGCCATTTACCCACCATGCTGATACAGAAAACTCCAGCGTCATGTGGCCGCGACCAGCAGGCATATCAATAACACCACTGTAAACCAGCGTATTATCCAGCGCGGTACGGTTATAAATTTCAGCACCGTTTTTCCGTACTATCAGGCGGCATGACGAATAAATATCGTTATTCTCCCGCTCATGTCTGGCACCGCTGAATGCCACCGCCGGAATAACAATTTGCCGGTCAAACGGCTGATCGTCATAAACCCTGACGGTAATGGTCCCTGATGGCCACCTCTCCGGTGCACGGGAGTCACGGGGGAAAGCCTTACCCACTGTTTTAACGAGATCGCCTTCAATCTGGTTTGCAGACAGTTTCCCTCTGATGACACAGTTCTCGTTAATGGTGACATTATTGAGCGTGCCGGTATTCGCCGTGATGGCTCCACTGATATCCGCATTGCGGGCTGTCAGCCTGCCATCCGGCGTCAGGGAAAACGTAGGAGGATTGCCGGATGACGTGATGCTCACCGCAAACAGTCGCTTCAGGAACACGTCGTTCATGAACAGCTGATTCCCCTGCGCCACAAACAGCGGCGTGGTGTTGCCATTCTCCGGGGTAATCATCGCGATACGGTCCGCCTGCAGCAGAATACTGCTCAGCGTCTGACCATCAACATCCTCAATCCCCGCACCAATCCCGGCCACATAGGGAATACCGTTTTTTGTTTTCTGCACCTTCAGCATATACATGGCATTCAGCTCATTGCGCGTGTCTGACTGAACCCGCTGGATTTGCTGTATGGTCACGGCCTGGTCACCCAGTTTTTTATCCGTGGTCGAGGTAATTTCACTCCCTTTTTTATCCACGTACTGGCGGACCTGTGCTATCTGTCGGGCATTTTCTGACTGCCCCTGGCTGACAGTCTGTGAGATTTCACTGCTCACCCGGTCCACTTTCTGGCTCACCTGCGCGATGGCCAGTGTCTGGTCCTCATTCTTTTTCGCAACCAGCTGCGTGAGGCTGTTTTCCGCCTCCCCGATTTTCCGGGTCACTTCTGCGATATCCGTGTCCATCCGCTGACGGATGTCTTCTTCCAGTTGCGTGACCTCCGTACGCAGCGCTGAAGCATCAATGCGCTCTTTCAGTGCCTGGCCCAGAAGCGTCTCATCTATCAGCCCCCGGAAAATTTCCAGATACCCTTCACCATCATTGCTGGGCTGCCCGCTGGCTTCCACAAAAGCAGATTTTCCCACCAGGTTGACGCTTCGCACGTAAAACCAGAAATCCGTCCCCGGCTTAATCCGGCTCCCCTGGACAGTCCACTGACTGCCGGTCCCCAGATAACGGGCAGATTTTTCCACCTGTGCCGTGTTCGTGATGCGTTTTTCTGAGAACCAGAATTCAAACTGTACCGTCGGGTCATACACCGCAAGACGCGGGACCGCCGTTATCTGAAAATACCCCGGCGTCAGCTCAATGGTGGCGGGTTTTGCAGGCGCGTTAATCCGGAAGGTGGTGGTCGCAGGTTCGCCCTGCTGGCCGTAGCTGTTAATGGCCCGCACCGTCAGGGTGTATTCCCCCAGTGGCAGGCCGCTGAAACGGTGCTCCGTGTCTGCGGTGATGGCGGTGGTCACCAGTCTGGCATCCGTTCCCTTACCACTGGTCAGGCGCAGACTGAAGCGCACGCCCTTCACCACCCGCGGCGTGTCCCATTTAGCCTGCGCCAGATACTGGCCGTCAGCTGCGCTCACCTCCACCGTCAGGTGCTGCACTGCCGGTGGGATAACGCTGTTCAGGGTGCCTGACTGCGGCTCAAAGCGGGCCCCGTTATCCACGATGGCTTCTTTTTCAGGTACGTGCTGCACCGCCGTGATGGCAAAGGTGCCGTCCGTGTTTTCCCGGATGGAGACACAGCGGAACAGGCGACGACGCAGTGACGGCAGGGAGAGTCCCCACACACCGTATGTCTCCACACCATCCGGCAGGGTGCTGACCTGTATCCGGTCAGGCGCGGGGTGTGCGGTGATGGCCACGCTCGCCGGCTTACCGCTGCCGTTAATCAGATTAACAGTGGCCGTGCCGGTCTCCGGCAGTGTCACCTCCCGGTCCAGCGTCAGGGTACGGCTGGCGGCATCGATGGACAGGACACGTCCGCCGGTCATGGTCCCGGCATAGTCGTTATCACAGATTTCAATGATGTCACCGGGTGTGTGACGCAGCCCCTGTGACCCGAGCGTGAAATCCACCGTCTGCGTTTCCAGCAGTTCGGTCTTTATCACCCACAGCCCGGCACGGTGGGCCTGACCGCGGCTGGTACAGCCGAACGCGTCCATCTTCAGCAGGTTGCGTCCGTAGCGCAGTATGGCTTCCGGGTCTTCCACCAGTTCCGTGGAGGTCTGCCAGCCGTTCTGCGGGTCGGTGTAATTCACCTCCACTGCCGTGTGCCGGTCCTTCAGGGCACTGAAGCTGTAGCGGAAACCCACGCCGTTATCATCCACCACCACATCGCTGTTGGTGTACGGCCACACCACATCCGACGGACGGTCCTGAACGAACGTCAGCGTCTGGCCGTTCCATACCGGCATACAGCGCATCGCAGAGCAGAAATCACTGAGAACGTCCCACGCCTTACGCTGTTGTGCCAGGTACGCATTAAAGGTCATCCGCGGCTCGGTCCCCCCGAAACCATCCGGGACCGTCTGGTCGCAGTACTGCCCGATGGCATACAGCGCCCACTTGTCCACATCCGCCGCCCCCAGACGTTTTCCCATGCCGTAGCGCGGGTGAGTCAGCATGTCCCACAGACACCAGGCCGGGTTGTTGCTGTATGCCGGTTTCAGGCTGCCGTCCCAGATACCACTGTACGTGCGTTTTTCCGGGTCATAGTTTGACGGCACCTGGATGATGCGACCGCGGATATGGTAGTTCACCGTCATCTGCTGGCCGCCGAACTGCTCCGCATCCACCTGCAGCCCCACAATGGCCGTGTTCGGGTAGCACTGTTTCACATCGATGATTTCGGTGTATGACGACCACAGCGTCTTATTCTGCAGCTGGTCCGTGGTGCTGTCCGCCGTCTCCCTGACCATCCGGATGTTAAAGGGCCGGGGAGGCAGATTATCCAGAATCACCGAGGCCAGGAACTGCGAGGTGGTCTTGCCGTTAATGGTGACATCCTTTTCCGTCACCCAGCGGCCATTACGCTGTAACTGAATCAGAATCCGGACAGAGGAAGGATTACGGTCGCCCTTTGACGTGGTCTGCACCAGTGACTGCACCCCGAAGGTAACCCGCAGGCGGTCAATGTTCGCGGACGTAATGGTGCGCGTCACCGGTTTTGCCTTCGTCACTTCCACGCCCAGTCCGGTTTCAGCTCCGGAGGACTCAAAGCCTTCCGGTGGTGTCTGCTCCTGCTCCCCGGCACGCCAGACCGCAGTCACACCGTGTATCACGGGATTACCGTCCGTGTCCGTCAGCGGGGTTTTGTTCACCAGAATACTCTGCAGTCCCTTCACCGGACCTTCTATCGGTCCCTCACCAATCGCATCAATCACGCTCATCATCTGCGTGGATTTGAGATTATCCTTCGCCTCACGAGGCGTGTGTGCCTTACCGCCACCTTTTCCCATACAGCCTTCCCCTGAATAAATTAACCGCCACTTGCCATTCCGTACAGAAGTCGGATATCCTTCGCCCGAAAAGCATGAAACACATTTCTGCCATGCTAAAGAGAAACCCCGGTATCAGCAGATACCGGGGTTTTCTTTCATGCCCACCGATAATCCTGTTGGTTAAAACCGGTAATGGCATAAAAATTCTGAATATCTTCACATTTTCACAAACTGACTGTGGCGCGTATAATTTCTCTGCGTTAATTTTTTGTCGTGATATAAGAATAATTCCTTACACTTAATCTTCGTAACTCTCCCGCAGTTCCTGTCCGCGATCACTGCGGGATTTTTTTATTCTTTTTACCCCTGCCGCCCGATAACCACGACCTTTCCGCCCCCGCCTTCATCACGGGTGCTGATGTCCTGGGATATACGGCGGGAGCCAACCAGCATTTCCCCGTAAGGCACCGGCATCGGGTTCCCCTGGGCAATCATGTTATCCAGTGAGGAAAAGTACGTGTTCTGTCTGCCGTTATCCGTTGCGCGGTAATCCGGTGTTTTTGCCTTCGGGGCCAGCATCTGGGCCACACCGCCCAGAATCATGCTGGCTCCAAGTGAAAACAGCATCGTGGTGGCAGAAAAACCACCGGCTGCCAGGGCTGAACCCCATAACGCCATTGATGCCCCGGCAGTGAAGAAAGAGCCCACGATGGCTGCCGCCCCCAGCACAATCTGCAGTCCACCCTTTCCGGCCCCGGCCAGTCGCGGCACAATGTGGATGACCGTTCCCTCACCCAGCTGTTCGTGAAGACGGGCGTACACCGCCTCCGGTGCCGTGTCATCACCGGCAATACGTATCTGGTACCAGCCTTCGTTCATCTGACGGCGAAAGCCCGGCATCTGCATCGACAGGGCGCGAATGGCTTCCGCTGCCGTGTTCACATACAGGCTGAGGCGGCGGCCAAATCGTTGTAAATCCCCGTGAAGGCAGATGCGTGCCAGTGGCGGTGACGCCAGACTGAATGCGTTCGTCGTTGCCATTTTTCGGAATACCTCTCCCGTTTACTCAGTTGTTCAGGCAGATGGTGAAGCAGCTCACCGTTGCCGCAGTAAATGGCGGCATGGTTCGGTACCGAAGCACCAAAGCAGCACAGCAGAATATCGCCCGCCTGTGCAGAGGACAGGGGCACCCGGTAAAAGCCGGTGACCGCCATATTGTCCAGGTAAAGGTTCTGACCGTTGCGCCACCAGTCATCCTCGCGATGAAAATCCGGCATTTCAGTCCCCGCCAGATGATAAGCATCCCGGAACAGCGTGTAACAGTCCGTCACCCCGTGCTCAAAGCGCCGTCCTGTCAGATGTGGCACACAGCGGAATTTGTGAATGTCACCCCGGCAGACCAACCACCAGGGCAGTGCGCTTTTTATCTGCAGCCGCCGGTCAGCCTCGCTCAGCCAGGGCAGCCCACCGGGATGACTGTGGACCAGTGCCACAATCTCCCCCTGCATCTCTGCCCGCAGCCAGTCTTCCGGTGCGATACGAAAATACGCCTCCGGCTCTGCGGAAATATTCACACAAGGGATATACCGCTCCCCCTCCGGCGTGCTTATCACGAAGCCGCACGACTCCGCAGGCGCACACCGCCGGGCATGTGCCAGAATCGCTGATTCAGTCTGTGTCATAAACCGGGATTTACTGCGAAAGTTTATTAATGGAAAGGAAACCGCCAAAATTGCCGACATTCCTGCGCAGTTCACACCCGCGCATGCACTTGCTGCATCTGTCCTTACGGATATCCGTGGTGGGTTTATCGAACTCATCCGCCACAGCCCCGCCCGTGTAACCACACTCATCAGAGCGGTAGGTCCACATACAGGTGTTCGCCAGCATGATACGACCGGGAAACAGCGCCCCGTCCGTCTCGGTCGGTGTGGCCAGCACAAACGAGGCCGTCATGGCTGTCAGCTGCGACATCTGCTCCACCACCCAGCGGTCACTCAGCTCCTGCTCCGGGTCCGCCTCCGGATTGCCCGCAACGAAATTCACCGCATCCAGAAAACGGGCATACACCCGGCGGCGGACCACCGTGGCCCCCACCAGACTCTGCAGGTCTTCCGCCATCCCGGTGACCAGACCAAACAGATTGGACACCGTCAGCGATGGTCTGGCACTGCTGCCCTTCCCGTTCATCTCAAAGCCACTCCCCTCAATCGGGTACGCCTGATATTCACGCCCCTGCCAGGTCACCGGCTCCCCTTTTTCATTCAGCTCATTGCAGAAAAAATACCGCTCACCGCCCTGCACCGTCAGGTCGATTTCCCAGAGTACCACCCGTGGTGACTGCTCTGACTTAACCGACTCGTTCAGACTTTCTTCGTGAATATCCTGCATCAGTTCACCACCTGCTTAAACTCCGCGCTGAACTCAACGCGCAACATCCCGACCCGCGCAGACCACCCGGCACAGGTCACCTTTATCTGCCGGTATGCATAGGGTGGCTTCCACAAAAATGCCTTCCAGCCACCGTGCTCTGCCAGGAACGCTTCCAGATGCCGGGCCTCCTCCCGGGTCACGGAAAGCGTCACCCTGTATGTTTTCAGGTCAGCATTCAGCCCTGCCGCCATACGCTGTGAGTACCCGTCACCAAAACGCACTTCACGCACCGATGGCTGCGAGTTCACCTCCATATCCGGCTTCACTTTCCAGCGAAATGTTTTCATCGCCCGCTCCCCGATAACAGACCGCCATCACGCAACTGCAGCCGGAGCTCATCCTGCGCACCTTTACGGGCCATCTCATACACCGCTTTCATCAGCTGCGGCCCGGCCTGTCCGTTGATACCGTCGTTCTGAATCACCACGTGATTGTTCTGATTAAAATTAATGCCTTCGGCCCGCCGCATCTGCGCCGGACTTCCGGCAGCACCCACATACCCCCCTTCCGCATAGCCCCGCATCAGGCGGTACAGGTTCCCGACACCAATCCGGCTGGTTGCCTCCTTCGTGAAGACAAACTCCCCGCGGTGGACAATCCCCGCTGGCTCATATTTGCCGCCGGTTCCCGTAAATCCTCCGGTCGCAAAATGGAATTTCGCCGCAGCTGCCTGAATGGCTGTACCGCCTGACGCGGATGCGCCACCACCAACAGCCCCGCCAATAGCGCTGCCGATACTCCCGACAATCCCCACCATTGCCTGCTTAAGCAGAATTTCTGTCATCATGGACAGCACGGAACGGGTGAAGCTGCGCCAGTTCTGTTCACTGCCGGTCAGCATCGCCGCCATATTCTGCGCAATACCATCAAAGGTCTGCGTGGCAGCACTTTTAACCTGCGACATACTGTCCGTGGCACTCTCTTCCCACTCACTCCAGCCGGACTTCAGGCCTGCCATCCAGTTCCCGCGAAGCTGGTCTTCAGCCGCCCAGGTCTTTTTCTGCTCTGACATGACGTTATTCAGCGCCAGCGGATTATCGCCATACTGTTCCTTCAGGCGCTGTTCCGTGGCTTCCCGTTCTGCCTGCCGGTCAGTCAGCCCCCGGCTTTTCGCATCAATAGCGGCCCGTTTTGCCCGTTGCTGCTGTGCGAATTTATCCGCCTGCTGCGCCAGCGCGTTCAGGCGCTCCTGATACGTAACCTTGTCGCCAAGTGCAGCCAGCTGGCGTTTGTACTCCAGCGTCTCATCTTTATGCGCCAGCAGGGATTTCTCCTGTGCAGACAGCTGGCGACGTTGCGCCGCCTCCTCCAGTACCGCGAACTGACTCTCCGCCTTCCACAAATCCCGGCGCTGCTGGCTGATTTTCTCATTTGCTCCGGCATGCTTCTCCAGCGTCCGGAGTTCTGCCTGAAGCGTCAGCAGGGCAGCATGAGCACTGTCTTCCTGACGATCGCCCGCAGACACCTTCACGCCGGACTGTTTCGGCTTTTTCAGCGTCGCTTCATAATCCTTTTTCGCCGCCGCCATCAGCGTGTTGTAATC